GAATACGTTCCGAACTTTCGACAATAATACTACCGTGTTTACGTGCGAAATTTTCCAAGTCAGAACGAGTCATATCTTTAAGTTTAGCTTCGAATTCAGCAATATCAGTAGTGCCGAATCGTGTGTTATCGCTGCTACCCCAAATTTGGTCTAGGGTCGTGACTTCAAAGTTATTAACTTTGCCGTGGGTTTGTTTTAATGTTTCGAGTTTTTTTGTTTTTGGCATATAACTTATTATAGGGGAACTTGGGTATTTGTATATGATTTTTCAAATTTTATTAAGCCGCAGTCGTAGATGCGTTGCCATCCATGGCTGCTCATATTCTCCCATTCAGTTTTACTAGCGTCGTAATTTAACAACTTATTAATTAAATACTTATGCCTAAATCCAAACTTATGATGGAGTTTCTTTTCCGGGGGGTGGAAATAAAAATAACTTGGTTCATTTTCTTTGGTTAATTGAAAGCCTAATTGGTAATAAAGATTCCCGACAGACCATCTTTTATCAGCAAAGGAGAAAACGTGATGTGGATGGTAATTTTTCTCAAAAAAAGATAATAATTTAGATGCCCCGCCGCAGACATTAAAATGATTTATCCCCGAAAAGCGGGATAGTTCATAGTCGTTATCTCTAACCGAGAATGTCATTACGTTAACCAGCCGGTTTTTATAGAAAAGTCCCAAGAATATTCCCGAACCATAATCCTGTCCTTGGATATGGTATTTATCTAGAAATTTGTTTTTGGTATTAAAATCAATTAGTCGGACTTCACATTTACGCGCAAAAATACGTCTTTTGACTAGCCCCAAGTAGTGTTTGAGGCGACTGAAGACGATTTTAGGTTTGTCTAAGAGTTCATTCTCGAAGATTTGTATAACTCGTTTATCAACAGATTGTTTTAAAAAATTTAATTGGCCATTTGGTTCTTTAGAATTATATAGTTCTACGACCTTAATAATTATATTTTTACTCGGTATATTAAATATTTTATCTTCTTGTGTAAATTCCACTTCACATTGATTAAGTAATTGATTTATTGAAAGTATTTTATTTTTTAATGGCTCATTAAATAATGAGGGATATTTATTTTTTAATATTTCAATAATTTCTAATACTTCTGGTTTTTCCCATTTGCGAGCCAATTTTAGTACTTCCATGGAATTAATTTTATGAATGATTCTAGCGGCGTTGATGCCATTTATATTAAAGGTATATAGGTTCTTGTTTTTATGTTCTGGATGAATACTAGCTTTAATTTTGTCATTAAGAAAAGCTTCTACCGTTGACTTTATCCAAATGAGGAGTTTCTCCGTTCCTAAAATAGATATTCTAATACAATTTTCGGCTTGAGGACCGTTTACAAAAATAGAACCATCTCCAGTAATAATCCCCGAAATATAAGCAAGATAATTGTCTAGGTTGTTTGATTCTTTTGGCGGTTCGAGATTATGACTCTTTTTGCCGGAATGGATATTCCAATTTTTATATAAGTCTTCTAACCATTTATCGGCTGAAGAAATTTCCAATCTAGATTTTTTATCTAAATAATGGTAGGTTTTTCCGCTTCTTTTGTCAAGAAATATTGCTTGTTTTTCAGTAGAGGAAATCATATAATTGGATTTGGCTAAACGATTAAATTCTTGCAGCAAAAATATGTCTTTCGTGTTAATGCCGAGGCATACTCTTCCAGCCCTGTTTCCTTTCTTGGGTGATAAATGCCCATCGCTTGCTATAATTCCACTAATACTACTATTAACCGTATTTGGTACTTCAAAGAATAATTCGTCTTTTTGGTATTTCTTACAAACGCCCAAAAATGTTTGCCTTGCTTTTACGGCGTTATAATTTCTACCGGGGAGCAGTTTTACTATCTCCAGCAACGGAATAGTCTCATACTTATCAATAATAATCTTATCTTCTTCTGGTTTCCAAATGTTTCTCATACCTATCATTATTATAGGTCAAGTTTCTTGTTTCGTCAAGTAAAAATAATAAAAAAACGGTGGGCTATAAAACCCACCGTTACATTGAAAACATTGACGATTATATCACGATGCCAACGACCGAGCGGGCGTCGAGACACACGCGACCCTCTTCGAGAAATCCATAGAATCCAACTTTCTGGACTCTGGAACCGTACATGTCGAATTGACCATCGGGAAGAACTGAGAACGTTCCACCGGATTCAGCTTGAACTGCGACCGGGCGAACAAACGCACCGCGAGTATTATCAATACCAACAGCGATTTGCTGAGTGGTCGATGAAGTCCAAGAAGCGGAACCAGTTGCGCTGTAGGTCGATGAACCTTGAACCTGAGTAGCAGCATTGCTAGAAGCAGCGAATTGGTTGAACAAAACGTTGTATTTCTGACTGTTACCGAATTCGACGAGTTCTACGAGGTTAACGCCGTAAATACTCTGCATACCAGCGTTTCTAAAAATCTCGTCGCGGAGGTTTTCGGAAAGGAATTGACCACGGATACCACCAATAGCGGTTGAATCGCTGGAAGTGGTGTTAATTGGGTTGTAAGCAAACGCACGAACCATCGCTTTGATTTCAGGAGCAACATACAGGTCAGTAATACCGTGTGAGTAAGGCTGAACTGGAGTGTTTGCGCTGTACGATTCGTTGATTCTCTTGATACGGAGAATAAGATTGTTTAAGTCAGCCAAAAGGAACTGACCGGCGTTAGTAGCCGCAATCGTGTGACCATAGGTACTGGTAGAAGACTGACCGGGACCAAGAATTGGGGTGTAGGCTTCAGCGAGAGACTTCAAAACGACAGCCCAAGCATTACGCTCCTGCTTAACCAAAACTTCGTTGACCATACGTTCAATGGCCTTGGAAACAACGTCCAAACGGCTCTTGCGGGCGTATTTCTTGTTGAAAGATACAGCAGAGTCAAGGCGGTAAGTACCAATCTTGATTTCAGCCATACCAGAAACTTGTGAAGTAGGAAGACCACCAGCTTGTGACTGACTCCAAATAGATACGTATCCAGTACCTTCATTGTAGAACAAATCGAGTGGAATAGATGGGTCTGAATCTTCGTCATATTCCATATCACGATAGATTGTTGACGCCGTACCCGCAGTCATCAAGACTTTCTTAAGGACGGGGGCCAAGAAAGCAGCAATAGCTTCTGTGGCTTCACGGGCAACCGACTGCTTGGAAGAACCCATGGCCTTGATAAGCTCAATTTGTTCTGGAGTGTTTTTAAGTTGGATTTGCATAAATGTTTTTCCTTTTTTTTATTTAATTATTAATCTTAGTAAAGTCCCAATCTGATAAGAGCAGAACCATCTGCACCTGTTCCACCGAGAGCGATACCAATTTGTGGAAGAACTCCAGTATTTTGTAGCGCAACAATCGTTCCGCTCGTGCTACCATAAAGAGCCTGACCTCCTTGAACGTTACCAGTAAGACCAGAATAAAGGAAGGTACCACGGGTAACGATAGGAACCGTTTGACCGGAAATACAAGCTTCCAACTCAGCAGCCTTGCGAGGGTTATACTTAAGAGGAATGTTGTTTTCGTCCAATTCGCGGATATCAAACAGGGTAATACCGATTGGGTATTCGCCGACGAAACCAGAAGTATAACTGCCAGTACCATAATATGTAACATAAGCAGAAGTCCCGTAACGCAAAGCTTGAACGTTGTTCACGCTAAAATCACCATATTGGCCAAGAATATTCAATGGCTCTAGGTCATTTCTCCAACCCCCGCTGGCTGGAATAGCAACAAGAGTTCCCTTGTTAACAATTTGGCCTGAACTTGTCTGGCCCGAAAACGTGTAAAGATTCAATACATCTTTCTCGTTATAATCTCTCAATGGTCTTAGTAATGGCATATTTTTTTTCTCCTGTTGTTTCTGTTAATTTATTTCGTTGGTGTGATAATAAAACCTTCTTCCGCAAATGCGGTCTTAAATTTTTCTTTTAGTCCCTGTGCTACGGCACTTGAACTATTTGGCAAACCGCCCTTCGTGACATTAGCATTATCCAAAGCACCTTCTACGGCTGATGCAATCGCTTCCGTTGAGGCATTGGCACCCTTTTTACCGTCTTTGTCATTAGCAGCCTTGTCAGCAGCATCTTTATCAGCCTTAACCTTAGCTTCGGCGTCTTCCATATCTTTCTTTTTCTTGGATGCTTCTGCTTCATCCATATCAGCTTTAGCTTTCTTAGCAGCAGCAATAGCGGACTTAGAATATGGCTTCAAAAGAGTCTCAGCCTTGGTTTTCCATGAAGCATAAGCTTCGGCAGTTGAAATATTCTTCAAATCATCAGCAACAATCGTAGCTACTTCATCAGGCAATTCATAAGAAGCGACCGTTTCGCTCATACGAGTATTAAAGGCATCAACTTTATCACGGTCGGCCTTTTCCTTAGCCATCGCATCCAAAGATGCCTTCATTTCGTCAAGTTTCTTATTAAGTTCTTGAGCAGTAGCCTGAACTTGTTGTGCCGCTTGAGCTTGTTGCGCCTTTTCTTCAGTAAAGGTCTTACTAGCCTTTGAAAGTTCTGACTGAATGAACTCAGCGACAGCCGAAGCCGAACACTGTTTTAAATTTTCATCCGTAATGTCTGTGATTGAATTAATTTTCATAATAGCTGTTCTTTCTCTTTTTACATTGATTTGTTGTGTTTGTGAAATACTTTCTGCAATTGTTGTGATATTTTTTTTATTTAGGTCTTCAGAGGCAACAGATTCCGCCTTTGCTTCAGGTTCTTTTTGGTCAACATTAGTTGCAATACCCTTAACTTCTGCGGCTGGTTTTTCAGTTAAACCAATACCCATGGCTATTACATTTTCATTAGGCATACGATAATAGTTTTTATTATCTTTACAACCAGAACCACCAGAAGACTTTAGGTATTTGTCAATTTTCTTTAAAAATTCTGGGTCTTTAATGATTTTTCCTTCTGATAAGTTTTTGTCTCCCGGTTCTAATTCTACAACATCATAACCAGAGAATCCAAGTTCCCAACTAGCCGATACTTTGCGATAATTATCTGAGTCTTGGTCACTTGAATCTTCTACAAGGTCACACAAATCGCCATTTACCGCTCTCCATAAAACACCACCCAAAGTTATATTAAAAGGAATATCTTTACCTCTTACGTCGTCTTCTGTAAGAATTTTGTTAGTATGAAACTCACTTAAAGAAGCAGTTAAAATAACACCAATGACCTTCTGTCTATTATGTTCTGTGTCGATAAATTTGTTGATAAATGTCTTGTAGGTGGCAAGAGCAATCTCAGTATTAATGATATCGCCGTTCTTGTTTCCACGGTTAACAACACAAGCATCGAAAGCGACAGGAAGAAGGTCTATGTTACGAAGTGTATCAATATTAGGAACAAATTTAGAAAGTTCATCCATTGAAGCAATAGCGAGTAGTTTGTCCTTTTCTTCGGAAACTACGGGACGAATTACTGACGCAAATATATTATGAAATGGTAACTCTTTTGGTGACATAATCCTTTGTAATTACACAAATTTTTGATATTTGGTATTAACAACCTATCACTCCCGAAGGACACGCTGCCGTCCAAGTAAGTATACTATTAAATATTGGAAATAAACTACCACCCTGTCCAGTTAGATAATTATATTCTAAAGAACTTGAATTAATAATTTTAGTAGTTGGAGAGTTGTTGCTGCCACCAGTTTGTATGGTTGGGATGAAATATCCTGAACCACTTAATCCAGATAACAGACAATCAAAAAATGGTACTACATTTATATAATCAGCATTAGGACCAACGCTATAAGTAGTTGAAATTGTCACTGGGTCAATATATCCAAGAATATAACTTCGAACGTATTGTATGGCTCCAATCCCTAAATTAATATAAAACTGTGGAAATTGATAAGACGTTGTAATAGAACCCCCACGATAACCACTCGAAAAATAAGAACGGGATTGTACACCACTATAAACTTTCGGTGTTGGAGTTGAAGATGTAGAAACGTCTCCTGTGTTTGGATATTCGACGGAACTTGTGGAACTTCTTATATTATATGGATTTTGATACCAATAATTAGAGTTTTGATAATACGCTCCAGAAGTACTATTTCCGCTAACTAGGATATTAAAAGGTAAAATACCAGAATTCTGAGGTAGTGTTTTCCCAGCAGTATTCCAAGGTTTATATAGTCCAGTTGGACATTCTCCTCCGGTTGTACTTACTAAAAATTGAGTATTATCATCAGAAACATAAGCAGAAAAAGAACCACCAATATCATAAATACAAGAAGGTTCTAATGGAATGCCTAACGATGGGATAAAAGATTCCCCATATAAATTAGAAGTAGTAAAAGAACCATAAACGTAATCATATTGCTGTAATCTCCAATTATTATTTGGAGCAGAAATGGTTTGATTGTTTTGGGCCATTGTGCTATCTATAATTAATTTTATTCCCGGATTAGTGATATTAGAAACAAATCCCAAAGTACTCCAATTTGCATCTGGAGGATGAGGAATTCCAGTATAAATTCCAGTTTGTATCCCGGTGTTAAAAGTTATATTTAATTGATAAGTTACCGTCATCACATCTCCAGAATTTACAGAAAAGTTTCCGGTGATTCTTGCGAAAGCCGCAGACGCATCACACAGTTTTAGTCTTGTCCTTGTACCAGCACTACTTCCATATTGATTATTTATTTGTTCTGGGAGACCTTGTAAAAGTGAATAATAGCTAGCTATCTGAGAACAATCCTTGCCAGTTACGTGGGAACCATCTTCAGCCAAGGAATACGCTATTTCTGAGCAACTACATAATCCAGTTAGCGTAGTATAAGAAAGGTCTGTATAACCAGAAACATAAGGTCTACCGGGACTAACCATTATCTCTTTAAAATTATAAGTTGAATTAAAAATATCACCCGTTATATCTGGCAAACCCCATTGTCTAATTAAACTTATTGTGTTTGACGCCGGATTAGCGTAATTACCACAACCAGCAGCTAAAAATCCTCCTGTAGTATAAAACCCAGAATCTAAATATTGAAATCCAGAAACCCCACTCATTAATCCAGTAGTAGCTGGGTAAACGCCACTTCCAGTAGAATTGACTCCAGTTCCCGTTCCTAAACTTAAATATCTAAAGCAGTCAGCAAACGCAAAATAGTAAGGATATAGTGTTCCCGAATTTGTGATAAAATTATCAATATAGTTCGACGTTCTTAATAATTCCCCGCTTTTATTGTAAACATCGACTTTGAACTGACCGCCTAAATTTAAGTGATTAACAGGCATATTAAGCTGACCAAATAAAATCAAAATAAATCTGCATACCATTCTGGGAACTTAATCCCGGAAATGCTCCGCCCCGAATTGGAGAATAAGTGTTACCCCCGACTCCTGTAAAATTATTATTTCCCGAGGCGTAATTTGGGAGAAGTCTATAGCCGCCAGTAAAATTATTTCCTGTATAATATTCTAAGTGATGAATCTTTCCAGAAGGCGCACACAAATTAGTTGGTACGAAACCCGATGTTGCATTTGCTGCCGCAACAATACTCGCTATTCCTGTCACTGTTGAGGCTGTTATCTGATGAGAAGAATTCACGGTAATAGACACGCTTCCAATCGTATAAGTACCCGCGCCCGCCGAAGAAAGAATAGATGTTCCAACAGAACCCGTTACATTACCTACTAACTGAAAACCACTTTGACTAATATAATTATTTGTATCAGAATAAACGTAACCAGTGTAAAAAGTCGGATACCAATATTGAAGTCCTGTTATAGCCAAACCTATTTTGGAACCCGGATAAGGCCAGCAAAGTAATCCGGTTTCACCCGTTGGGTTCGGTAATGTTCTTATTCCTTGGTCGCCTGAAAAACCACTCCATACTGGATTATCAAGAAGACAACAATCATAAGGTAAACCAGTAAATCCAGAATAAGGAGTTATAATTCCGTAAACTGCTCCATATCCATATGTCCCCGTACTATAACTTCCAGTTAGATTAGACGGGATATTTACCCCGCTGAATATAATTCCCGATTGTGCTAAATTACCGTCTCCCGGAGCGGCTGGGTCTATATAGCCCGTCCAAGGATAGTTAGTATATAATCCAGTAGTATTACCGGCGTTGTAACCACCCATAAATCCAGTTACATTCAATAGTCTTTGAATAGGACTTCCAGATGCACCGCTTACGCCCTGTCCGGTTATACTAAATACGGCTTGATAAACTCCAGTACCACGATTTGTTAAATAAATTTCTGGGATAATACGATAATGTGGCATATTAGCTGCTCTTCCAGAGGTATCAAAAAACAAATATTCCATATAAGGATAATTTGGAATTGTTTGTAAAGAACCTATATTAGTTAATCCGTTTATATTAGCTAAAACCAACGAACCATAACGAGCATTCCATCCTAATGCTTGGATTGGAGATATTCTGGATGATTTTGTGGCCTTTTGAATTCTTCCCCCCGTAATTGTAGGAGGAATTCTGCGAAGTGCAGTAGAAAATACGGCTGGTTGTCCATAATTAGGAATAGTACTACTAAATAAACTACCACCGGGAGATGCGTAATCTATAGTCTGTCCAGTTGCATTAACGAAACTTTGACTATTATATTGAAATGTACTACTTATAACTAAACCCGTATATCCAGAAATATTTGGTAAATTAGATAAATGTAAATTTTCGTTTGTGGCGGTTAAAACAGGAGGGTTTACATAACTTAACTGAACTGACGAATTAGGTACTGAATCTCCCGAATAATAAAAAGTATTTTCATCTGCTGGTGCTCCCGGATTAGAGACGTTGGTAATTGCCGCACTTGGATTTGTGGCTCCGGTATAGGATGTATATTCTGAATAATTAGCGCATAGACCATAAGAATTATAACCATCGTATTCCGCCGAATTACCAAAATGTCCTATACTATCATATTTAGATACCGCATATTGAGAAATGTCAGGTGATAAATAGAAGTATAAATTATAAGCATTTACCAAATTTGGTTCAAGCATTGCTCCATGGTCAGTGACAACACAGCCGCCATAATTATCAACACACTGAATACCGGGAAATAATTGCCTATAAATTCCACTCAGGTTAGCCCAACCACTTACTAATGTTGTATCGACTCCTCCAACAATGGCGTTTCCTGTATTAAAGTAGCCATTACCACTTACGCCAGTTGGAAAATAAACATAAGGTTGAGCGTAATCATTAAAATTCAAAGAAAGCATGTAATAAATCGTCGCATTATATCCAGAAGCAATAAACACAGATTGATTTACGCAACTAAATGGATAACATCCTGTTGGGTCAGAACCACTCGAAGGGGAAACCATAAATGAGTCGATTTCTAATCCAGTTCCTCCAATTGCACCAGTTCCTGATGGGAGATTCCATGCCCTAAAAAGATTAACTCCACTTGGAGTAAACTGAGTTCCACAAGCCGAACTTCCAATTAATCCAGAAGCATAAAATGGCCATCCCATATAACTTCCTGTCTGATAATTCCCATCCTGTGTCTGGAAGGTATTTATTGGCGTTGCTCCGCTATAAAATCCAGTATAACTTTGAAGACCATTGGTTTGTTCTGTAAATTGACCGCTACCAATAGATAAAAACATAAAACATCTAGCGAATGGATAAGTAAAAGGGTAAAGAACTCCCGTGTTGGTAATGTCGTTATCAAACCAATCGGTTGTTTCCATTAGTGTTTTACCACTAAAGATTTCGACTTTATACCGACCCTTCATACTGCATTTTATATTGCTTTTCATTAAAATTCCTTTTACCTAGTTTATTATATGATATAATACACTTTTATGGACCGACACTATATCCCACCAATGAAAAGGAAAGGTTTCCGCTGTCATTACCGGAAAATGGAATTACATAAAGGCCGGTACCTATAGAATATCCCAAAAAAGAAAAAACTATTTGGCCAGAATCTTGGTTTAATGGCCAAAACCTTCCGCTTACCTCGTTATTAAAAGAAATACTTTCAATATCGTAATGATTAATATTTCCACTAAATTGGGTATTAAAATACATCGGGTCGGCATTGGAAGAAATATCTCCCGAAAATCCAACCAAACAAAAGATAATATCAAAAGATTCTCCAGTTAATTTTCCACTAAATAAATTATATTCTGAAATGCTGTCATAATGAACGCCGGTTTGCAATCCAGAAAATGAAGTATAATTAATTATATTATCTTTTAATTGTGGGTAAATTGTTCCATAGAATTTATCTCCAAAAAAGACACTATCACTATTAGCACCAAAATTTCCAGAAAAAGCTGTGGATACAGTCGTATAATGTAACCCCTCAACAACTGCTCCATATGAATCAGCCCAAATATAAAACCCAAATCTACTATGAGAATTTAATAAGGCGTCAAGAATTATTGTTCCACCATAGGGATAATACCAATTAAAATCCGCTATAGTACCAGAAGCTCCGTTTCCCGCATTTAAAATAGAAGAGTTTAAGGAGGTTGGAATTATTCCGGTATTAGGCTGTTGGAAAAAGGAAAAAAGGCTAAAAGCGCCGAAGGACATAGTTACGCCTCCTTATTTCTTACTCGCAAGAAGAAGTGCGGCCATATAATTTTCGACTTGATGAATAGACCCAATACTTAATACTTCTTTAACGCGTTCTGGATTTTTATCAACGGGGCTTTCGCAATATTCTTTAACTACGCTAGACCAATTATTACTTTCTTCGTTCGCGACAATCACCGTCAAGATTTCGTTGGCTACACTTTCTTGAAGTTCATTTAATTTTTTGACTTTATATTTCTTTTTAAGAAACGAACAAATATCTTTTTCGGCGGCTTGGGCTAAGAGCATGTTTTCAGCAAGTTTTTTAACACTAAATTGTATTGTTTCACTTGCTTTTGACCCCATTGGAGTTATTTTTTTTGAAGTTTGAGGCCCAGTGGAACCCTGTGGCCTACCTGCTGATGGCACATTACCTTTTGGACCACTATCGTCATCTCCACCTTGTTGTGGGGGTGGTATAAGTGGAATATAAAGTTGATTTGCTCGATTTTCTTTATAGACTTCTTGGGCGGGTACCATTTGGTCTACCTCTGGAAGTCTATTGTCATCGATGGCCGTAATCGCCTGTTCTGGTGTCAAAATCCCCATTGAAGCCAATTGAGTATAAATTTTCGCATAAGAAACGTCATCTCGGAATTGGTCATCGTCATAATATGGAGTAGGATAACTCTTGAAATTCAACGACTTAGCAATACGTTTAACTTCTGGAATTAAGAAATTTTCAAGGAATGCCTTTTTAGCCTGTTCCAACCTCTTAACAAACACTTCTACCTTCTTTTGCTGATTAGCAAATTTTTCTCCACCCAAGAATATGTTATTTAAGCCAATGTTAATATCCTTATCAATAATTTCATACTTCTTGGGGTCAAGTAATTCCGCAATGTTAGGAATAATGAACTTGGCCTCGGTCGTATAGTCGGCTACCAAAACTCTTCCAACTGATTGATTAGAAAATATTTTTTTAAGAGCTTCTTGATTTTTTTGATTAATACCACCCTTGTCTGGGTCAGTACCGCAAGTTACTAACAGAACAATTTGTTGCATTGTCCTAGTAATAGCCATATCAATACGGCGCATTTCTATTTTGGCGTTAATATCCTCCAGAACTGGAAAACCCATAGGAACGGCGAATGGTTCATAGTCTTGTTTCTTGTAGAAAACTATTTTAACCTTCTTGGTGTCTAATGGAATATAAACACTACGCACACCAGCCCTGATTTGGTCTTGAGTGAATTTAGGAAGTGAATTATAAACCTCAATGTCTTCTTCGGTCTGAAGATTTCTTAAGCGCGAGACTTCATATTCAGTCAAAACCTTATAGTAAATACCATACGAAAAATTAGCAGTACCCAACATATTTATGTCGGCGGGGTTTAGAATAATATATCGAGCGGGCATTTTCATCGGCTCAACCTCTAATTTAATGTCTCCTTCCTCAAGTAGCGGGTTATTATCTCCACTTTTATTCTTGGGATAACCAGTTGGATATCCCATGTGATTGTCGGGGGCTTCCATCGGAGCTTTCATCGGTTGGTTCTGGTCTAGCACTGGGTCTCCTACACTCGTCTTTTTGGTAGATGCTAGACTTTGAACAATTTTTTTAACGTCTCCGGGTTTGACATCAGCATCAAAACGATAGATAAAAACATTACCACTTCTGTAATATTCGCGATAAAAGCAGTCTTGAAGTTGCCAAATACCAATTTTGTTAAAAAGAGCTTCAAAGAACGCTCTTGATTGTTTGTTTCCGCCTGTCCATAAGATATCATCGATACTAAACTCACCCATTAAATCTATTATGTTTCGGAATAAGCTGAAATTCCAGTAACATTTTTGGCAAAGAATCACGGCATCGCGAATGTCAACAGCACTATTCCCATATATTGCGCTAGAATTCCTGTACGGGGTTAAACCATTTTCAATATTAGTAAATCTATTGGTTCTCTCTACAGAACCCGCAATGTCACGACGTACTGTTGTATTATTTGTCACCCCTTCCCAATCCGACGCGGTAGAAACCATCTCTGGTAGTGCGGATTTACTTTTTACGGGTTTGGCGACTTTTTTCGACTCCAATGAGGAAGGAGGTCCAACCGTCGCCCCAAGTTGATGAAGTTCCTTTAATTTTTTCTTTGCCATATTCTTATAATAGCGATAATTACACTAAATAAATGATATTAATTTTATTGATATGGATTAGCATATGTACCGTAAAATGCCGAATATCCAGTCTCATCAGGGAATCTTATTATCGAATAGACATTGGCTGTTCCAGAATTTGGAAAGGAATACGCGTTAGATGGCCATTTTATTTGTTTTAAAACTCCCGTTACCGTAACAGAACTTAAATTAAAAAGCTGTGATGAAGTTCCATTATTCTGTGGTACGTTTATATTTCGCACCTTTATTATTAATGATTGTCCAGTGGCGAAATTGTCGCCCGAAATAGTTATGGAAACTGGGTTAACTCCAGCCGCTGCACCAGATGACCCACTTGATATCTGTAGTGAGTACATGTCGTAATTCGCGGGGTCCAATAAAACTCCACTACTAGCAGAACCAATACCGTTCCCATATACCAAACTAAAGAAATTTTCAGGTCTCAAAGTCGTTGGCACACCCGCCGCTCCTTGAGGGCCAGTAGCTCCACCCGACGCTAAAATTTGCCATGGTACACTCGGAGGCGCGATACCACTTATATTAGATACGCCGGTATTAATATAACTTGAACCTGACTGTACAACTATTGAATTAGGAATATACACATTCGGTAGTCCAGAATAAGTTCCCGAAAAATGATTGGATATCGAACCCGCTGCTCCAGTTGCCCCCGTTGGCCCTACAGGACCAGTTGCGCCGATGGTACCGGATTGACAAAGCATCTGCCAAGGAACATTAGGGGGGTAAATTCCGCTAATAGTAGTTCCTGTATTGATAAAGGATGACCCCGAAGAGAATACTATATTATCATTGTAGTATGTGGTACCAGAAGCAAAGTTTCCTTGAAAATTATTACTTAATGTGCCAACTGCGCCAGAAGCTCCTGATGGTCCTCCCGCTGGTAATGGAATCCAAGGCTGAGTTATTCCATTCGCTAATTGGAACTGAATATAAATATTATTACCGACGCCAGAATATGTATATCCAACGACATCCGCACCATTTTCTCCTGTTGCTCCAACTGGTCCTATATTACCAGTTGGACCTATATTTCCACTTGGTCCAATTGGTCCTTGAATTCCCGCAGGACCAGCTTGCGAAGAGAAAATAGCATTACCAACCACAACAGCAAACCCAGTAGATGTTGATGAACTCAAAATCATTGAATCTGTCGTCGTATCTTGACCTAATGTATAAAGTACAAACCCATATTGATACTGACTCTGTGCCGCGAAGCTAGTGGTAAAAGAAATCTGTGTCCTATAAGGATTATTGACTAAGTTATAGTAAACCACGCTATTAGTCGTTTCTACAAATAAACTTGGGGTAGTATTAGAGTTATAAAATCCAGTTGCGGTACCGCTCGGAAAAAAGACTGGCCTCCAGTAACCTGTGTTATAAGCGTCTTCGTAATAGTTAATTTTATTTCCGGCTTGGAACGGAAGGGACTGTCCAGAGAAAAACCCAGACATAATAGTAATATCTCCAGATGTCAATGTGTGAGTATTTAATCCACTAGAATTTAAGGTATAACTCATCCCGCGCATCAGAGTAATATCTGGGAAACTATTACCACTAAAATAAGGATTGATAATTACTTGACTTGGAAAACCAGAGTCGGGAGGATTAGCGCCAGAAGTATAAGATGTACCCGATTGTTGGAAATTAAGAGTAACACCTCCGGGCATACCCTGTGGTCCAGCTATTAAAGAAATCGGCGCACCCAACCCCTGATAGTTACTAAATTGAGGAAGAATATAATTACCACTTTGGAAAAACCCAGTAACTGAAGTACCAGTAGCTCCACTTAGTCCTTGAAAATTAAAACCAGTTGATGTATTATTAGATAGGTAAAAAGAAAGTATATGACTGGTAGTGTTATAAGTAATTCCAGTAACACTTATGCCTGTCGCACCTGTCGGCCCCTGCACCCCAGACAAACCCTGTAATCCACTTGGCCCCTGAATAAAAACATAGTCACCATTAAAAGAAAAAACATATCCACCAACGTCTATATATGCCCCGCTTCCAGAAGTATAAGCATTAAAACTCGTATTGCCAAAATTTATTCCAGAACCAGAAGCCAAACTTAGTTCATTAGCGAATATTTGAGCATAAGGATATAACGATGACCCAATATTGTAAACCCCTGAACCAGAAGGAATTAGATTACCAGAGATATTTTGAAATGGAAATAGTGCAAGAATCCCAGACACGAAACCAGATAATTCTGATTGGTTTAATTGCTTTAGCCTAATTGACGAGTCATATGCCATAATCCCTTAAGGTATTACACTATAATAAAGTTGGTTCGAATGTGTTATTTTCTTCTGGCATATTTTGTAGGTCATAAAATTGTTTGAGTGCCCAACAACCCAACATTAATGTTGTGTATGAGTCCTTTCTCATTCTACTTGATGTGTTATTTCTCTTCATAACTTGTGGAAGGTCAAAACTTTGTGTTCCTTTGGCGGTAGTCTTTACTTCAATAGAAGCACATTGATATTTCTGCTGCTTAAGAAGAAACTCTTGGTCATCAATCATTTGTATAAGACCACCACTCTTTCTTTCTGAGTCGGTGGCCTTCTTTTCAATTTCTTCAACACCAGTAAGAGACAAATCTATCTCAGAAGCAATTGCCTTATCGAACGCCGAGACATCTGATTTTATACCAGCGCCAAACCAAATCTTCTTATAGTCAATACATCCTTGTAAATATTCATTGCCCTTTCGAATGAAATCAGTAGTAAAATATTGTGTAAAAACAATCTTATGAATTGTGCGGTTGTAATCTCTACGGGCATTTTTTAGTTCTTTCTCAAGTTCTACTCCATCTTTTTCTGGATAAAATTCGAAAATCTTAAGTTCGATTCCTGCCTTCTTAAATAATTCGTGTTCATTACATGATTCAATAAATTGATATCCGGCATAATCGATACAAATCATATGAATATCAAAAGAAGTATACAAATAAAAGAAATACTTGATATGGTCTTTCAAGTCTCTTCCGAATTTGGCATAATTATGGACCACGGTACCGCCCACCTTGCCTTCCTTGAATTTATCATTGTCCGCTTCTATGATTGTCATAGAGAAATTATCAGAAGTAGCAGAATTAGACCAGTTGGGGTCAATGGAAGCAATATACTTCTTTCCTTTTTCTCCTCTCAAAAGAAGCGTTGGAGTTTCTCCGTCTGGAATGGTGCATTCCATCATCTTTTTCATTGAATAGTAACTATCACTTCCATCGATGAATTGCGCCCCATATTCGCGTTTGAAATTAGCCGAACTTGAATTTTCACTTTGAGCTAATTCGATAATAGACTTTTCCATTCTATCAGCAGGAACAGAATCCCAAGCCATTTGACTCACAAAATATTTAGCACCCTCTTCTGGCATATCAGGGCTATAAATCTCTTTTACAAACTCACTATACTTTTCATAAAGATATTCACAAGTATAACTGGCAGACGAAAGAGCTATAAACTTCGCGTTGTTTTTAAAATTCATTCTTTCTTCTTCCTTCAAAACACCCCTTCTTATTAATTCTGTTTCCTTGGCTCGAATAATTTGGCGTTCTTTAATATCTTGAGGAGCCACCAAGTACGGAATCAAAACCTTTTCGACCATGTCTTTATTCATCAACAAGAATTCGTCAATGATAAGAATGTTGGCACGGAAACCACGAATCTTTTCGCCGTTAAGAGGAATGGCTGTAATTTCTCCACCGTTAACCAGCCAACTAAATTGGTCATTTCTTTTGCTTTTAACTCCCATGGCCTGAAATAATAATTGAGCATCAGGATTATCACATATCTTTTCTATATAATTAAAAATAAGACGTGCTGTACGGAATGTCGGACCAGCTATAAGAATCATTGAACCGGGAAAGAAAATACACTGAAGCAGACAATACACGGCGGCAATATAGCTCTTACCACAACCACGACCCCAAACACAAAGGGAGTAATTTGCGTCCATTAGACCTTTGATATTTATTATTTGGTCTGGATAAAGCTTGATACCAGCAATCATATCCGCCGTAAATCCAAGGTTATAAAAAAGGAATTTAGCCAAAGTAATTCTGGCAGTATTCTCATCCATTTCTCCATGGATGTTTAATATTTCTTTATTTATATCTGCTTTCTTTTTTCTGTATTTTTCGGGATAAAAAATCATAGTTGATTTATGTCATATAATAATTGTAGGTCTACTTTTCTAACTTGTTCGTCAACTGAGAAAAGTTTTTGAATAACTTCGCTGGCCTTTTTCCTATTGTCTACGAATAAAAATTGTAAGTCATCATATTTTTGCATTAGTTCTCTAATATTATGGTAGACTAATTCTACTGGTATTTTAATTTTGCCGTATACTTGTCTTTGTTTTGGATATTCTTCCAATGTATTAAATGCGCTTTCTACCAAAACAATCAAATAAGCACCAGCCTCTTTTGCGCGAACTATTTCTCTTTCAAAACGCTCATATCCTCCAGTTAATGTACCCCACGCATCCCCCAAACTCTTTCTCTCGATATAAATATTAGAATTAGTCATGCGGTAGTCTCCAAAAGATAGAGTATCTTTTCTCGTTTGATTATCAAATTTCAAAGGCGTCTGTTCTCTGGAATCAGTGAAGATTACCTTCTTAGATACATCTTTAAATTTAGAACTATCAAACCCGCCCTGAGAAAATCTATTAATCAAACCTAATTCATTGCACAATTTTTTATATCCTCCTAATTTTTCATTGATGTATCTTATTCCGGGCATCATCAATGTTCGCAACTCAATTTGAGATGGAGCATAAATAAGTGATTTTTTTTGTTTTCTTTTAATTAAGAATTCACGAACATAAAGTTTTTTAACTTCCAAATCAACCGAACCGAACCACCGTTTGAAATTATCTTTTGAATTAAAATCAGTATTAAAATAGTGCTCCTTGTTTTTGTAAAGAATAATGGATTTATCATAAGCATCAAAACGCGGAAAGTATTTTTGATAATACTCGCATTGGGTAATTTTATGAGACCTAAGATGCTTATGAAAAAGCGTATCAGAGTCAAAAGTTTGAACACATAATTTGCAGGAAATCATTTTATGTTTTTCTTCCATTTGCAGTACACCATAATTGATATAGAGGATGTAGCGGCGTTGGTCGGCCAAGACCTTCAAAATATTCCGGCTTACTATTTGGAAAATCCCTGACGGCATGAGCCATGAATGAAGCGCAAGTGCTATAATTACCACTACATCGGCAGTTACCACATTCGTATTTATGTTTCTGTTTCATTAGTCCTTTATATAATCATCTTTATTCAAACCTAGAATCAGAGCACGTACTTCTGCCATATTCATTAATTTTTCAGCTTCATTACGGTTATTCTCCTGTTCTAATTCACCGAGTTTTAAAAGTTTAATACGATTTTCTTCAAATCTCCAAGCTTGAACTAAATTCAAGATAGAAGCATTCTCCTGAATCTGTTTTGATAATCTCTTACTCCTCTTTTCCTTCAAATCATCCAATAAATCATTAATTCTTTTTAAACATTGGTCCTGCTCAGTTCCGGCTTTACCTATGGCCTCTACCAATGACATAGAAAGTTTTTGGTCCCCACCAGAGTTTTGGATTGTTTCCTGCTGGCGTTGCATTCCCTCACTTCGTCTTTGTATGCTAATAGCGCGAACTCCTTGATTAGCCAATTCGATATATTGGTCAATTTCTTCTTGGGTTAAATCAGGTTTGTCATAAGTATATCTAATAAAAGCATCTTCACACGAATTGCGGTCTTCCTCACTTTCATAAGTATTCATTTGGCGAATAAAACGAAAAGTATGAAGATAATTAATTAACATTTCAAGACCCTTCTTTTGTTTGCTTGTTAATTTATCTTTGTCAAGAGAACCGTTAACGTATTTATTGGTGCGTCTTAATACTTTATCAAGAGTGTTTGGCGGGATATATTCTCCAGATGGAATGTCGTCATTTCCAGCCGAATTAAAAATTACCTTAGTATCTAAAGTTTTTATAAATTCATTTACAGCACGTACTTCGGCATTAAGATTAGAAAGAAGATTATTATTAAAAATAATTTTAGCAATTTCCAATGCGTTCATTGTCGCCACATTGTTAGTAATAAATGCCTGATGTTCGTCGCTCAATTTAATAACAGAAGTCTTACTGGGAATTTCATGTACGCCTTTGGCTTTCAGATTAAATTTCGCGAGAGTGGTTTTTATGGCTCGTCCGAACCCACTTCTGCCATCGTAGTTCATTCCCGGAAAAAGGTGTTCGGTGATTTCTTTTAATCCCGGTGGATTTGACGGAGTACGATTCCAGAAATCTAATATTTGTTTATCTTGTTCGACTGTTAAGACTATATTTTCTTTTGGGTCCATATTACTCTAGTCCATGTTCTTGAATATATTGACGAGCCTTTTCTTGAATAGATTTTGTTAATTCTTTAATATGTCTATATCCCGGAGAACGCCCTTTTTCGTTACTTACAAAATTTAAACTTTTAGCTACCTCTTCTTCTTCTTTATTGTCTATATAAAGACCCTTATATACCTTATATTCTATTGGTTTTAGAATCTTTTTCATTATAATATGAAGTTTTTCCTCATTACTAATTGAATAATGAGAGGAATCTTTTATTTCGTGGACTTCATTGGAATGATTTTCTATTGAAAGGGGGAGCTTTACGAAGGTCGCCGGTTGTTTATTTTTTTTCCAATGAGCGTATAGAGGACAGGCTTCGCATTGTTCCTTGTAAATTTTACACCCATCCTCCCCAATGGACGCATCACACCTCAAACAGGGTCTGGCATAATTAGTATAGTTGTTCCTTACTAGATTTTTAATTTGATTTGTAATTATACGATTAACCCAAGGCTTTAGTGGTTTTGAATCATCGTACTGGTCCCATTTATTCCAAAGATGTATTAGAACAATCTGGCTAACATCTTGGAAGTCCATACTGGCTAATGAAGTAAGCGTCCATCGGTGTTTGTGCTTTATTATTTCATCCTGAATTTCGGGAATTAATTTCTCGAAATTATTAATATCGATTGGAGTCTTTTTCAAGAGGTTTAGCCTTTAATTTCTATCGACTCGCCCTGTCTAAGAGAAGCTCCTTCTTTTAAAATTTCTTTTATAACATTTGGGTCGGAAGAAAAACGTCCTATACGAGCCGGTTCTTTATATCCCTGTGGTAATCCTCCCCCCGCCGCTACTACCGATGCGATACTCTCTTGATTTCTTTCCAATCCTACAACAGAAATATCAATATTATTTAAATCAATACCAAGTTCGGATAAACTGTTAACGCGGTCAGCACGAATACTGTTATCGTCATCATCTCCCCCTCGTCCGATTGCTACTGGAGTAAATGTATTCTGTTGGGCTGCTTTGGCGTTTTGTGACGGTGGTTTTGAGTCAATAGACGTTAATGACGTTCCGCACGACCCGCAAAATTTCGAGTCGATGGTTGTTTTTTTACCGCAGTTATGGCAATATTTCTCTAAGGCGTTCATATGACTTATTATACAATTAATTCGTATAGTTAATAGATATTTTTGATATAATAAAACATGCCCATTCTTTTTAAGTCACTCAGCCAGAACGAAAAGGTCGAATTTTTCATTCATTGTCAAGAGTTAATGCTTAAATACCACCCCAAAAGTTCTTTTGTTATTAGAGAGGGTAGCTTGGATAAGGCTTTAGAAGTTTTTCAAGACAATATTAATAAATATCAGGGCTATTATTACTCTAATGATAATATTTGCGTTCTATGGAACAAGATTGCCATTTCTGACCCTATTAATGTCAAGCGGGTAATTAAAGAATCTGCCTATCAGCCTCCTAGCGAGCATTATTCTGGTGTCTCAATAGACTTCGCGACCTTTAAGAATATTACAGACGTAAAAGAATTTATAATTAAAAACGACGAAGAAAGAATAAAGTACGTCCTTTTTATTAAAGAAGGTAAACCTAAAATTTACAAAAAAGATGAAATAATCAATCGTCTTCCGGCGAGTAGATAAAAATATAATTCGCGGGTTTGTTATTCGGGTCTACACCAGCCAGTTTCTGCCAAACTTTGTGTTCTGGCGTGTCCCACCATCTCATTAAATACAACTCCTCTGGGGTCATTATTATCATTGATTATTAGAATTTTATTTTTCCAGTCTTTTTCATTATAAACCTAACAAAACCCGAGCGGACAATATCTTTTTCCTCATTCATTCCAAAGGTAAAAATACCATTTTCTTTACTTTCAGAATCCGACAATAAATCAAACATTTTCTTAAAACCAGATTTACTTCCTATATCATTTTGGTTAATACTATCTCCAATAAAGAATATTTTTGTATGTTCTCCGCACCGACTAAGTAGAAGTAATATATCATCATAAGTAAGTGAAGCGGCTTCGTCAACTATGATAGAGGCAGACGTAATTGATAAACCACGAGCAAATCCTAATGGAAGGCAATTGAGTTTATTTTCTTTGGTTAACCTATCTATCTCAGATTTAGAAAGTAGTTCAGATAATTTATCAAAAAATATTTGATTGAATGGTAGCATTTTTGAGGCAATATCTCCGGGAATGTAACCGATACCAAAAGAAGAAGATTCTACTGGATTTCTTACATAGATTATTTGGTTAATTTTGTTTTGATATAAAAGCTTTAGAGAAATTAATACCGCTAAATACGATTTTGATGTACCCCAAATTCCATTTATATAAATGCATTTGCACTCTTTGGATAATCCCGTTTTTATTATTTCTAATTGTTTTTCATTATAAGTAAACCTTTCTTTAATGATTGGGTTTTCTGAAGACTGGCGGGATTGCTGTTTTTTATTTTTAGTACTCATATATTAAAGACCGCGAACTAACCAAATGTTAATCCTAATTACACTAGATATCAATAATAATTTTAATATTTTATTGAGTGAATTCGGAACTTACTAATCCCACGTTTACTAGATTTGTAAAAGCTAAAATATCATTTGGAGAAACGGGGATAGAAATATCACTAATATCATTACCAGTATTTGATGTCAATGGCGCGTTGACCAATCGTTTTCTAAATTGACCAGATGAATAATTCGTTATTAAAAATGATGCAATTGGTGAAGAAACAGAATTTGTTATAGCGTAACTAATAGTTAAAGTCCCACGACCGCCATAAGTATTTGTCCAACAAGACGTAATTGATATTGGATTTTCTATTACAAGTAACTGACCACTAAATATCCCACCTTGAAATACGTCTGCCTTTAAAGTGTTTGGATAATAAGTATTAGTCGCATTTTGAATAGGATTAGTTCCTTGCCCATTCCAGTTGGCAAACCAAGTCAGCATTGAAACATTATTATAAATATAGGCATCCAACCCTCCGTAATTATTAAAGTAATTTCCTGTTACTACGGTATTCGTCGTATTATAAAGTAAAAGTGCTTCAGTATTTGTGCCTACTGCCCCTAAATAAGCTGAGGACATGTTATTTCTAATCGTTACATTATTTAGGTTTGTGGAAGTTAATCCTAAAATATGAATTCCAATTGAGTTTTGACTGCCAGAATAGAAAATTGTATTATCATGGATATTTAAATTATTTTCAAGATAAGAAGTTGTGGAATTTATAAAAATACCTTTAAAAACATTAACCATGTAATTATTACAGATTTCCCAGTCCTGCCAAGCATTAGACTCAGAGTAAATTCCAACTGCGGCAGAAGCGAGAGCGATTTGGTTAATATCACGAATATAATTTCCGTCTACCTTAAAACCTTTGATAAACCCAAAATTACAAATAAAATTAAAATATCCCGGAGTCATTAATCCTCCTGTCGTATCTGTCGTAACTGAAGTGTCCATGGAACAGTTTTTAATCTCACCGCCCAACAGCCAGCCATTTGTAACGGTTAGAGTGTCTGGTATGGAAAGTACTGGTGGTGAATTATTTGAAGCATTGCCGTTAAAACCATATCCACCCATACTAAGAAAATCCACTCCAGCATTAGGAGCCATAACCATATTAGCACAAGAACCCAAAATGCAACCATCAATTAAAGCATGATGAACAGCGTTCGTTTGTACTGAGCCATAAAAATTACCGCCATAAGTCCAAATATTAAGTATAAACTGTTCTTGATTTGTAATAGCTAATCCCCAGTTAATTACTTCGACGTTCTTAATCGTAGCATTATCACCAGTTAAAGTAACTGCTCTATAATAAGTGTTACTCCAAGCTTGATTTTGCTCATTCATGTCAATAGTAAGATTCTCAACCATCATATTACTACGACCAAGTGGCAGATACCCAACATTCCCACCAATAATATCATTATTATAACCACCAGCACCGGGGTCACGCTGGATAATTGTTTTGTTTCGTCCAGCCCCATCAATATCATAACCAGTCTGCATAACCAGTCCATTAGTGTCATGAAATGTACCGGCATTTAAATGGATTTTCGTATTAATTGGAAAAAAATTAGTCCAAGGAAATAAACCGTCAAATGTTACAGCATTAGTGGCTATATAAGGATTTGCCTGACTACCGTTGCCAGAGCCATTAATACCAACAGGAGAAATCCATATTTCATTAGCATTAGTTGCACTTTTTGTAAACCAATTAAATAAATTAGCCGAAGTAATTTGGTAGGTTATAGAATTGCTAGCTTCCAAAAACGTCTCGTTGCCATTTAAAACGCCCGTTATTGGATAATTCGTCCAATTAAGACCAAAACATGTCCCTGTTACTAGAAAAGTCACCGCCATTACAAAGAAAAATCTTTTAATATTCATTATACCTTATATTACACTATTTTTTATTGTGATATAAAAGTATGGACTATTAAAGTACTTATGGTTACTTTTCCGCCACCACCGCCACTGCTGCCTCCACCAGACGTAGTCCAAGTTCCTGAGTTCCAGTTAAATACTGTCGAGGTATTGTTCGTTAGAGTTATCACTGCCCCAGATAGAGAATTCTCGTATATGAAATCGTTGCTAGGCCCGGAATTATAAATTATAATCTGAGAATTGACGGGAATAGCGTTAGAATCATTGTTGATGATTACTAACGGTCTATTCGGGGAAGTTAAATAATATTTTGAACCCAAAGCATAACTGACATAGTTTGTGGAAATTCCATTTGTTCCTACTATACCACCGCTGTTACTTATCTCAGTCCAGTAGTTATTGTTCGTGGAAATAGAAGGATAGTTTATTTGAAAATAATTGCTGGAAAGTATAGTGTTTCCAGAATTCGTAGGAACAACATTATTAGTGTATGTGACGCCATTGGTCATATACGTATAAACAATTGCCTTGTACACTAGATTAGTAATCAGCGAAGAGTCACATGTTAAACCGTAATTGTACAGGGCTGGAGCTACTATGACACTGTTTGAACCGGGAGAATTGAACTGGCTATAATTATTATTGCTGATGAATATATTAGTCGTCCAGCCGTAGGTTAACCACAAGGTTTCAATTGGATTAGCTATATTCGTACTTTGCATCGTATTACCAGTGACGTATATATTCTCTGAGTGACTTATATCCAGAGACGGATTAAGAGATGTAAGGCTAGGAAATGAAGATACAGCAATGTCAGCATTCACGAAAAGGTTGCTTGTAATTAAGATGTTTGATTGACAGGTAAAGGCAGTTTCTGCACTGTCAGAACCAGTGACGATAGCGATATCATTATTTCCAGAATTAAAGAAATAGTTGTTAGATACCACGCAATTAACCAAGTGATTGAGATTAAGGAAGATATTACCGCCCGCAGGATTTGTATAGTAGCAGTCGTTATTAATGAAATAGAAGAATGGTATATTACTATAACTAGCTGAGAATCCAATAGAGCATTCGCCAAAACAATTAGTTATAAGGCAATTTTCCAAATAATTAGGTATAGTACATCTGTTTCCATACCATTCAATTGGAGCCAATACATCATTGAATGTGCAATTTGTAATAATCATATTAGCACCAGCATTAGCGCAGTCTGCTCTACAATCATAAAACGTGGTATTAATATAAGTAAAGACATTAGCGTTAGTTGAACCGTCTGGATTCTTTAATACTTCGCCCTGCCATCCTTGCCACAACATATTAGTAGACAAAACGCTAAAATCAGTACTATTCCAATTAGGAACATTTGTAGTCCATTGGAATGTCGCCACAAAAGCATCGTGGGTAACATCCCATCCAAATCCATCCACTTGATTTTGTCCACCAACACCATAACTATTATTCCTAAAGTTATCCTCCGTAGCCACATTAGGAATTCCACCATCAATATTAATCCCTGTAAATATAAGAGGAGTATTTGTCCCTACTAAATTTGTCGGTGTAAATTCATCAAACATGAATCCTCTTTGTGGAGAATTCGTTCCAGATGGAAAAATTCCCGGACCTTCACTACCCATGGCAACAGGTTCTGATATTCTAGCTCCTTGACCTATTAGATGAGTAAGATTAGTTCCATCACCCAGAATCGTAAATCCACCCTGACTCAGATGAACTCCATACCAGTTATATGTAACATCTTGATTCGTGGCTAGAATTAGATAATTTCCAGTAGGGATGTATAGAATGCTAGAACCAGTATTATTTGTATATAAAGCAGTGAGTGCAGTGTTAAATGCAGATTCATTATCATGGCCTAACGTAGCGAAAGTATGAGTCAAAGTGTTGGAGCATACCTTGGAAAGATAGAGGTTTGTTCCATTAACCACGTTGGTAACGGTAGCTACAAGGTCTAAATACCCGTTGGTATAGATATTAAAGCTATTCGTTCCAAAAGGAGTAATTGGTCCTGCGTTGAATACTTCAATGGCGTCTCCAATAACACTATTCGAGATGATATTTGTTGTAGTTACCAAATTTAAATTGGAAGTTGTATTGACGTAAAATTGAACTGCGTCTCCTAACGCTCCATAGTTAGTTACATTAATACTTAATGAAGGAGAGTTTGATAAATATTGCAACGAAGCCGTGTATATTACTCCGGGACTGGCAGAATTATTTGTCTCGTTAAAAGAATCAATCTGAATAGTATTGGCACCCGAATTAACATACAGTACGTTTGTATATCCTGAGATATACCCTGAAGCATCTCCCTCATTAGTGAAAGTCACTGAAGCTGAGTTAGCTCCAATAGTTACTCTGCATAATCCGGGATTCCCTAAATATCCGTATCCACCGTTAACTATAATTCTGTAGTATCCACTATTCGTAAAATTAAGCGTATTCTGTATGCTGCTATACTGATTTACTAAAGTCCAAGAATACTGTCCTCCATACTGTTGAGAGTAATCTGACTGATTATAACCACCATTTGCTCCAAAATAAGGATTTCCTGCTGTAGTTGCTATGGCTACGAAGTTACTGCTTTGCAATGTTTTAATAGAATTAGTGCCTACTCCAGCGAATACCGTAGGATTATTTAAATTAGTTCCAGTTAAATTTAATTGTTGAAGTATCCATGCAAACTGATTCGATACGGTATTTAGTCTGGATAAAGTTACCCAATTAGTACATTCAGTATATGCTAAAGTAAGATTAGTCTGCATCGAATATAATACTGGAAATGTAAAAGTACCCGGAAAAATAGATTCAGAATATCCACTGCTTAATCCATGAAGTGCTATATTATTAGTTACAACACTCTGTTCAAAGGCATTATAAAAATTTAACATAGGTACTGACGACTCAGAATAATACCCAGTAAAAAACTCTGTTAATACAGTAGATTCAGTCAGCGTGTTGTTCCACCATGTACGCGGGTAAGCATAATAATCCCAAGGATTATAAGGTATCTGGTCTGGATTGCCCTGACATCCTGCCTCAAATACTCCTTTGCTTTGCAAGAATTTTATTCTATCAATCAAACCGTTTACTTCAGGAATTATTAATAAAGGATTTTTCTGGGCGTAATCAGTCAATAATAAATCATACCCATACGACCCGAGATTTGTAGTCATACTGCTCCAATTTACCCAATTATTAGAAATGGAGGCATTATAGGAAGATGACGTTGGGAGTACGGGTTGACCATATACACATACTTGCATGTGTAAATTACTAGGGAGTTTACCAAAATTAGTTGGCGCACTATTTAAACTAGCATAGGCTAAACCGGACACAATGGCATTAGTATCACCTAACTGAGTTACCTTATTAGCTACGTTAGTTAATAAATAACAATATTCTCCTGAATAAGAAATAGGCAAACCCGGATTACCAACCCAAGCATCACCTGTTGATTTAAATGGAGTATTTAAAGATACTTCGGCAGCATTAGTAGAGAATGAAGAATCATCAATAGGATATATACCATAATACCTAGAGAAAGACTTATACGTTAACGCGTAGTTAACATCAGGAGGACTTGAAGTGTCACAATTATACACTTTATTAGCCAACCAAGTGCTTAAATTAGTATTTGACTGTGACCAAGTTAATACAATTCCACTATATGAACCCAATCCAGCAGCATCATAAACTCCATTAGTCGGATTAACTAACTGCCCTCCAAAATAACCCCACCAATTAGTATCAACTAAGATTCCATTAATCACCTGATTAGTCATCTCTAATATCCTTGTGGGAACTACTATATTATAATTATGAGGATAACTGCCGAATCCTTCAGTATAATTTGAATTGATTATTCCCAGTGCGGCCTCATACTTAATTTCTGACCCTGAAAATAAATATGACCCACTGTAAGTACTAGTCCAGTGATTCCTCCACCAGTACAGATAACCTTGTCTGGTAGGTCCGTCTATTCTCGTCCAAGGATAGAAATCACCTATTGCAAAATTAGCATAGATACTTTTTACACTCGGGTTTAAATTGTATGGCAAGGAAGATAAAGAAACTCCAGAATTATAAGGTATATAATCTCCATCTTCATCAGGATATACCCATCTAACCCCCTGAGATTCCAAGAAATTCAAAACCCCATACCAAACATCCATATATGGCCACCCAGTAAAATCAACTTCTCTTGTTCCTTGTATTGTTGCTGTAATATTTGTTGGCAGTACTCCATTTAATAGATTACTGCTCTGTATGGCGTATGATGTTGCGTTGTTTTGTAAATCTACTACTCGATAAATAGTTCCGGGATACGAATTAGTCTGAGAAGGTAAAATGATTGGTACGGGTCTTCCTTCTAACTCTGACAAATAATAACTGAGGTCAGAAGAGCATTGTAGTAATCCTCCACCTAAGGAATTGGTAGCAGCCACGACGGCGTCCAAGTTAGTATAACTACCTAAAGAACCGTGAATTTGATTAGTAAAACAATCCCAAATCAGGTTTGCTGGTGGAGAAATTAGTGTCCAATAAGCATTTGTAGCTGACCAATTTTGGTTAGTAAGTAATGATAGAGTAACATATCTTCCTACTATTGGAGTGAATCTTATTGATGTCTGACTCTCTATCACACTTCCTGCATTGAATGCCCCATTAGAAAAGTTAGCATCATAGGGAACCCATTGAGTTCCTACTAAATTAGTAGCCGGAGAACTATTTCCTACATAAACATTGACAACACCTATAGGATTAGTTTGCCATGTAGTATTTACATTGTTTGGCCACATAGGAGTATATGAATAGTTGGTACCTGAAGTAAATACTCCTACTATAGTATTAGTACCTCCCATATCAAGAGTATACTCATTAACGGCATTAGTAATGACTGCTGAATAAGGCAAGATGCTGGACTCAACACTGATACAAAAAAACAGTAGACTTAAAAAGATGGCTAAGAGTTTGGTCATAATTACCACGAATTTGTCAACATGGCTGGCGTGGTTGATAAGTAGGTAATTCCGCATTTACTTCCGGGTTGAAGAACGAAGTAATCGTCGCCCGCAAGTGATTGGTAAACCGCCACACCGTTCTTTGAAACACTGTACGCTGCCGCATCGCTAAAATAGCATTCCAACGCAACAGGTGCATTGTTCGTGAAATTGAATGTTGACGCTCCAACGGTGACAGCAACTGGAATATGAGCGGTGTATGACGCAATTCCATTCGTTACCTGAATGCTGCCATTTAGTGTCAAGGTAATAGGAAGAGAATATCCTAATCCTCCGCTAGTAACATAACTAACATTAGTATTCCCTCCAGTTAATAATAAATTGTATGCAGAAGTTCTAATCAACGCCATTTCATTAACCGTTGAATCACCCGGAGTATTGACACTTGACCAAGTAATTGGACAAGTGCTTGCAAGTTGAAATCCTCCCCAGTAACTGCTAACATTGAATCCGTAAGGTGCGCCTATACTATAATTATTGAGAGAAGGGAATGATAAACCTCCGTTAAATGTAGTATATGACCCAGTAGCTCCAATATTAATATTACCGCCGCTATTAATTCCTAAATTAATATCTAAATTTGTATCTACAGATAGGAACGTATTTGACCCAGAAGCACTTAAAACTGAGAAATAAAGAATATCACTTGAAGCAGCCCATAAAATATCATTAGTATAGAGAGAGTTAGTAATGGATAAACTAGGAAAAATACTGCCTCCACCTCCACCGCTCGCCGCTATCATATTTGTTCTCTGGCCTGTAGAACTATTCGTAACGCTGGTTATGGTCACATTCGCACCCGCAATCAAAATGTCGTGCTGCCAATTAGTCAACCCACTAGCATCTCCAATTATCGGAGAAAGAAGAACAAAATTAGTAGCCGTAACATTAGAGAAGGTTGCATTTGAAACTACTGTTAAACTATTTATGGTGGTATTTCCAGTGAGGGTTGCGTTTGTGATGCTAGCGCCAGACACAAGGTTGGAGGATACACCGGCTGTCAAGGCAGTCGTTGCGCTGGTTGCCGAGGTCGCATTGCCAATGAAGGTGCCAGTGATATTATTTCCAGAATTTGTCAACGTGACTGCTCCAGCATTATTATTAGTAATTCCACTGGTGGAATTGCTTACAATGAGGTTCTGATTAATCCAATTCAATAGATTACTGGACATAATTAGATGGTTTTGGGTATTATTTGAATTTCCAATCAAAAATGTTTCACTGCCAGTTAAGTTTGTTACCTGCGAATAAGTTAGCCAAGACCCCGCGAACGAAGTCTGATAGAATAATAAAATACTGGCTATAAAAGAGAATAGGGATGTTAATTTTTTCATTTTTAATATGTTATAAAAAAACTCCAATCAAAATAATCATGAATTTACTCATATTAGAAAGTACCGACACTGAGGGGGAACCCTCCGGTATTTGTATAGATAATTCCGTGCGTCAACGCGGAGTTCGTGCAAACGTACTGTAGTCCGGCGATGCGACTGAGGATGGCGAGGGGTTTGGTCATGTTACCAGATAACCGGGGTGGCGTTTGTGGTAAGATTAGCCATAACAAAACTGATGATTTGCTTGGCGTAATAAAGATGCCCTGCCGCATTCGGATGCGGTCCGTTGCCGGAGTAATAAGTGTAGGCCGTTCCCGAGCCGGGGACTAAATAGCTTCCCTGAATCCATGAGTCCGCCGCGTTTGGCTCTGGAAGAAGCACCGGCAATCCACACGTCGCCGCCGCATTGCTAATAATCAGGTCGGATGGCGCTTCCGAACCAACAGGGGAAGTGATTCCAGGGAATGGCGCAATGACGATTTGCTTGCAGTTTGGCAGAAAAGATTTGGTCAATAAATAAACGTTGGTCGCCGCCGCGTACAAACCATTTGTGGGGTCGTTTATGCCTTCCGCCCAAATAATGAAACTCGGGTGAAAGTTCAGAATACTGTTTGTTAGCCGCTGAATGATTGGAAGCCCGACCACTTGACCATTGTAAATATTGGTCGCAATGTAACCCGTCCCGCCTTCCGCTTGAGGCACTAAGTTTATCCCTTGAGGCATCAGAGTATCCTGTAATATCGAAGGGTAAGCATCAGGACCGTCAGCACCCGAAGAACTACCGACCCCCGCAGTGATGCTGTCCCCCCCAATAATGCCGGTCGAATAGGGTTTTTGAACTGAAACAAAGGAGTTTGTCACCGGCTCAAACATTCCCACGATTGTTCCTCCCACTCCATGCACTTCAATGTGGTGAAATCCAAAGTTCGGCCACGTCAAAACTAATGAGAGAATATTCCCGCTTTGGGGCGTCAGAGTGACCCAATTTTTCTGGACTTCGGGAAGTGTGTCACTATTAAACCAATAAGGGCCGGAATACAGAAGCAGACCCAGACTATTGCCGATAAATTGCGTTTCACCCCTTAAATCGTGATTTTGTGGCGCGTATGGAGCACCCGGTGGACCCACATCAGACCAACCCGTTAGGCCATTAACCGCGCCAAACGCAAGATAGTTTGTTAGATAACCACACCAGTACGAAAAATATGGTGAATTTGTCAGGCTTAAATTTCCTCCGTAAGTATTGCCGCTGATTGTATAACCAAACCAGTTTGTATTCCCAAAATAACCGTATGTGGTATAGCTCGCGTTCGTTTGTACCACCGTTACCGTTACACCGTTTTGTTGGCCTAATTGTCCAACAAGGTTATAGCCGCTCAAGTTCGTCAACCCGCCGCCGTTGCCACTCACGTTCAGCAAAACAGCATTCGTTATTACCAGCGTGCCTATTCCTCCCACCAGAGCGCCCGCGTTCACATTTGTAAGCCCGTTGCCGTTGCCGGTGAAGGTGCCATTAAAACTACCATTAAGGTTGGCCACACTATTTGTAGGGATAAATAGCTCAGGCCAATTAGCCATCATTGCTGCTTTAATTCTTTGAGCGATATTATAATGACCTTCGACATTAGGATGCGGAAAAGCTGAACCATAATAAGGGTCAGTAAGTGTAATGGCGGTACCGTTTACAATTGAACCTACATTAGCATTACCCGTTATTAGTGCTGGACTAGTATAGTCAATAAATTGATTTGAAGAAGTTATAAACCCAGAAGCCAAACCAGCGGCTCTTATAATCTGAGTAGCTAACCAAGTATTATCTCCCGGATTTGACTGTTGACCTAAAGGCATTTCACCGCCAAGTAATCTATTTTGATTTGGGAATAAGGCGACAATATTTGTCATAGCCATATAACAATAGGTATAAAGAGTATTGTTTGTTAGGATACTATTAGTTGCATAACCCCCATCATTAGAAAGGGAAATTATCATATATTTAGGATTTAAAGTTTGCATATCCACAATTCTTCCCCACAAATTCGTTCTTGGTCCTGATGGGTCAGTATTTACCCAACCAGTACCACCTTCTCCCATATTATTAATCCAAATATTTTTACAATCAGGGTCGATATTCAAATAATCAAAATAAGAACCATTACCGTTAGGTGCTCCAGTTCCTTCTGTTACACTATCACCCCATACATAAACGGGTGTTTTTGGTAGCAACGGTTCAATGGCAAATTGTACTGGGGTTTCAATCCCGATACAAGTACTGATATTTTTAATTATCACTGTATGCCAATTAGTTGTATTTAAAGTGACTGTAGTTAGCCATTCTAATGCACCATCGCTTGGTATAGCATAAGAGTATGGATTGTTGTCGGCGTACTGTACAATTCCATCTACAATTATCATAGGTGTGCAATTCCCAGTAGGAAAATGGTCTATTGCGAAAACATTTCCATAAAATCTAAAACCTAGTGAAATCTGAGATATATCCTCAAGACCTACACCAACAAATTGTAGATATCCAGTTATGGCATTTGTATTTGGATAATAAACTCCATTTTTTCCATTTCCCGGCCCTCCATAAACAAACCATCCATAAGAACCCAAAATAGTAAATGGATTTGTGGCTAAATTATATGGTGTGATATAATACTCGGTCCAACCAGACGGAATAGTGGATGTCGCGTTGGTGACAATTGAAACTATTTCGGGGGAATAAGAAGGTAAACCAGTTAAAATCAAATTAGTTGACTTGTTTTGTACCGCCCAAGTACTTAAATTTCCTCCAGTGATTTGTTCTGTATTCGTACCGCTCGCAACTAAAAATGTCTCGTTACCATTTAAAGAACTTACCACTGGATAGTTCGTCCAAATACCCCCAAAACATATTCCCGTTAAAAACAAGGTGGCAAAGATTGTTGAAAAAATTTTTCTTATATTCATATAGATATAATACACTGATTTTGATTTTTAATTGACATTTATGATTGGATTGCCATTTCCATCCAAGATATACTGTCCATTATCATCAATAGAAAACGCCCCCACAAACAAAAAGCCTTTTTTAATGAATTCGCGGTCCCATCTCTGGATAAGATATGATGCATCAATAGAATTCACAAAAGAATAATAAGAAGCCGCTTCTTGGGCAAAAGATGGCCAATCTGCTGCTACAAAAAAAAACTCATGCAGCCTTGTTTCGAAATCTTGGAATGTCCCAGAAATATACATATTTTACCCATTCGTAGGAATAGATAAGGCGGGGGTTGAATAATATTTTTCACTATTAAGAATGGTTTCGCCTATCTTCTGGAATTCGTTATTCCATTTTTTAAGTTGGGCGGCGGTAATTTGGCCCGAATACCCCGACCCTTCGACTAAAAATCCTGTTGTGAAATCACTCTGGCCTGTTGGCAACTGGTGAAGCCTTTTCTCGAAATCCACGATTGAACCTGTGATATACATTTTTTCAAGGGTATTTACACATATTAACGCGGGATTGACATTTAAAGTATAATTAGGAGAACTATACAAGGCAAAAAAGATGATTTTCGTATAATTAGATTTAGATTTTGATATTTTTTATGTAATTAGAATTTTCGACCGATTGGAATAGGGTCATCCCGGAATTTTTGTCTCTTGATTTCTCAAAACCCCCAAAGCCTCCCTAGATTTCAGAAATTGCGGGGAGAACGAAGGCTTAAGATTCCGGTAGTGGTTAATTTGGCTTACCTCCCCTAGATTATTTAAATCGAAATCATTTATAGGACGGATTAAACGAATTTCCCAAACCTTACCATAGTTTTCCCAAGTCATTTCGGGAAGGAATAGTGATTCAAGGTAAACCTTTAATTCTTTGGTTTTTAGGCCAATTTTGCTTTTGAATTTAGTCTTGTCGGCGAGGCGTTTCCTAAGATTATGAGGGATTTTTGTCCAAGGCTGTTTGTTATAGATTTTAATATAAGCTAAAAGATAAGGTTTGATTTTTTCTTTGTTTTTTAAATACCGTTCCGACAAATATTTGGTTTTTTTTAGTTTGGTTTCTAAATCTTGGGTTTTGTATTTTATTTGTTGTTTTGTTTTCGTACAAGTGATACAGTAGCAGGCCATACCATCAGGACAAGACATTTGAATTCTAAATGAATCATATGCCATTTCTTTTTGACAACAAGTACAAATTTTAAATAAAACAAATTGTTTAGGTTGTTTTGGTTTGGACATATGTATCACTTTTCTTTAGGTTGTCTGATGCCCACAAGGGCTGTAAATTAGTATAATGATTAATAGCTAGTAAGTCTTCTTGTTTGGTAACATCAAATAATGAACAAGGTTTTATATGGTCCACGTGCCACATTTTTCCATAATTTTCCCAGTTCATACCATCTACAAATCTAGCTTCCAAATGATTTTTTAATTCTGTATTATTACAACCAACTAATTTATTTTTACCTTTATAATGTTTTTTAGTTGGGTTATTAATAGCTTGTTTGAGGAATTTTCCTAGTCTTAACCTTAGAGATTTACGAATTCTTTTTATACCAGAAAGGTTTTTAGCTCTTTTTCTGTAATATTCTCTTCGAGCAAGATATCGTCTAACACTCGCAAGTGTTTTTATACTCAAATTAATCATACATCCCTCACATTCAGATTCAGGTTTCCAATAACTCCAACGATAGTAATAAGAATTTTTTTTTCTTTTCCCTAATCTTTCTTTTTTAAGGCATTTTGGACAGTAATCAAATAATAGTAATTGTTCCATATCATATTATATAATAACCCCCTAATTTTATGAAAAAATACTTTTAAAAATTTTACATTGTCGTCCATTTTTTGCTCGAATGGATTGAATGACCTCCAAAAAGTTAATAGAATTTGACATTTTACTTCGGTAGCAAAATAGGTTTGTCCATTTTTTGGTCTCGTTAATATTACTTTCTCCTAAATTCTTCGGGGAGAGCTAGATATTACCCGTGGGGCGCTGCGGCGACGATTAGTTTTTCTAATTTTTCAAGATATTCGGGGGGGGTTATTAGTTGGCATGATACTTGTTTTATGGCAATAAGAAAGCCTGATAGTTTCCTATCAGGCATGTTTTAAAATAATACGGTTTACAACGACATTAAATTTTCTTCATCGTCGCGCAATTTTTTCAAATCGGCGGCAACTTCCAATCTGATTTGCTCGCGTAGACTTGCAAGCTTGCCACGATGGGCGGCGCAAGCTAACTTGTTCTGTAAATCAGCTAACGCGATACGCTTGCTAAAGGGTTGCGCCATGTTCCACAGAACAAGCTTGGCAATGTTGATTTTAGATTTGCGCTCTGCGATAGGTTGCACGTTATCTTGCGTGGCTTCGTTGCTTGCGACTTGAATAAGACTCGACAAGCTATCTTGCGCGTTAATAGTGGAAAATTGATTCATGATATTAGATAGATTGCGCTTTAGTCACCTTGGCGCGGTTTGATTATTCGACAATAGCCAAGTTGTCAGCTTTTACGGTCATGCATCCAGATTCATTTTCACGCGCCTGTGCCTTGCTACCGCACAGAAGAATTGCTTCGTTTCGTGTGATAGGCTGGCCGTTGCAAATGAATTGCACGGTAGTTTTACCGAAACCCGCCGCTTGTTGCGCTTGGCTAGGCAAATAAAGGCGAATATAATCTTGTCCCTTGTGACTGATAACAAAGGGGAATTGTATCCATTCACCCCATGCCAGCGGTTGAATTTCGCCTCTTTCGCCCGCTTCAATCGCTTCTCTTATGTCTTTACGATTTTCGAATGAGACACCGGAGACAACGGTCATTAAGGTTACTTTCTGAACTAGGTTAGAACGATGCGCAGCTAGGCAATCCACATTAGACACAAGGCGGACATTAAGACTTTGTCCACGTTTATCTTGCAACTTTTCAACTATCTGTTTTGTCGTCATAATTTATTGACTTTCTAGTTAAGCCGCTTGCGTTTACAAGCATGTCACCTAACTTGATATAAATTTACCACCTATATATGTGATGTCAATAGTTTTTTTGACTTTTTTTCAAATAGTTTTAAACACCTGTAAATAAACAACTTAAATAAAATTCCATCAAATCAACGCTATAGCGTCCAGTTTGCCCTATAAACGATTTTACCCCCTAACATGCCCCATGACAGCGGAAAACATACTGTTTTTTTATAATGCCTTGAAGATATGGCATTTATGCAAGTTTGCTTTTCGGCAATTCAGGCATCAATTTTATCGTTAAAGT